ATACAGCGGCAACAATTAGCCCCAATAGTCCTAGTATTATTTTTCTCATATATTCCTTTATACACTTACACATTAAACAACTATCTACCCCAACCAAGATCCAAGCCTCTCATCGGCTGGCCTAATCCGTCATTAGGCACCACACGTTGAACGGTCTCGCTCCCAGTTAAGTCTCTATCCCACAAATTACGCTGTGGGCGCGTGGTGGTCACTATGCTGTAACCTGTACCCCAAGGGCCATCATCTTGCGGCACCGGCAACACTGGTTGTGTCGGTAGTCCGTAAGATGGCGCTGGAGTAGATGCAGCCGGAAGCCCGTAGGCCTCTCTAAATATCTGACAAGTTACGTCACATTCTTGTGCTAGTGCCGTTACTGGCAGAAACGCTAAGGCTATAAGTATTTTTTTCATGCTGTTTTCTCCTTCTTAGTTATCTTTTTCATTTATAAAGTTTGTCACGATCCATTCTTCAGGTACCCAACCATTTTCAGGCACCGAATCAATACACTCCCAGACAGACAGCGGCCCTCTCCCCTCACTAATACACACAGGACATGGGATGTTGTAGATTTTCCCGTAATGGTTTGTTTTTTCTTTCCTTTTCTTGCTACATGTAGCGCCACAACAGCGGTAATTTTTTTCAGTCATCATTATTAAACCTCCACTGATTGAGTCGGCTTGTCTGCTGGGTACCAAACATGCGCAGGCTGATCTGGCCTATCAAGAGCAATGCAACGAATGGCAAAGTTGATAGCTTGACAAAATTCTCGAGCCGGTAGTCTCGAGTCATGTACTGGGTGGCATTCCCCACCGTTAGCCAGAATTTCGCAAATAATAAAGCCACCATAGTAAGGGTTATAATCGAGCTTCCAAGCTCCAACATCTTTGTGGCTCGAGCCGATTCGCTTACCTAATACCCTGCACAAATTGTCAAATCTTTGCTCAACTATCTTGCGTGTATACTTTCTCATATATTCCGTTCCTTTTTGGGCTTAATTGCCCCACCTCACAAGCCTAGCAAATATGATGACCTGTGTACAGCTATTAGTTTCGGAATATATAAAAATTTCTTGAGAGAATTATGCCAGAAAGGTATAACTGGCTGAAACAATAAAAAAACCACCTCTACCGGCGAAAGTAAAAGGTGGTTTAAGGATGAATCGATATGGGAAATAATAGCAAATCCACGCCTTTTTTCAAGGTATTAAAACAACACAAAGAGCTAGGCTTTGACGGCATGGTGTTTCTCGCCTATGTCGCAGAGTTTGAGGCGCAGGGGCTTCACTGCTTTGTCAGTCGCGCCAAGATCAGCCAAGACTTACCTATAAGCGAATCAGGGGCACGATACCTTATCAAACGATTAGTGCAGCAAGGGTATCTCCAAGTCAAATACGAGGGTCGAAAGCGCTATTTGAGCACCACAGACAAAGGGGGCAGAATTAAACCAGATCAAGATACAAAGGGGGCAAATCCTGCACCCAAAGGGGGCACAATTAAACCAACTGAGGGGGCAGAATTAAACCAGATAAGGGGGCACGAAAGAACCAATACAAAGAATCATAACAAAGAAATAATACAAAGAAACAATTACAAAGAAAGCACTTGTAATGGTTACATTATGGAATGGAACGAAGAAAAGAACGCTATGATTAGGCGCAAAGCCGATTAAACAGCCCTAGCAGGCCCAAGGTTAAAAGATAATGCTACGGGGTAGGGGTACCCTTAGGCTACGTCGGATGACACAACTATGACCGTTTTGGGGCTCTTGGTAACGGCATCCAGTAATCGATCCAAGCTATACCGCCTTCCGACCAGGTATCTTCACCATAGTAGAACGCAGTCATAACGCCTTCATCGGACGAAACCAGGCAAGCGGTATTTTCAGGCGGCATATTTACTTTAGCGTCAATCCACTCTCCAACCACTAGCAAGTTGGAGTTTTGTTGAGTTGCTAGCAGATAACCATCCCTAAGCCCATTAGCCCTACCCTGGTGATAGCCCTGTTGATAGCCTTCTGTATTTACCCAAGCATCATAGGAATCAACATCCAGATTATTCGCTTTGCACCATTCAGTTGCTAAGTCTCTGATTTTTGTCATTTCTTTTCCTTTACATACCAAGCTGGGATAGCATAAAGCAATTCATCCAAGACATGTTTTTCATTCTTAAACGCCTTAGGATCGTCTCTCCAAGCCCTTAACTTATCCCAGTATGCGTAATCTTCTGGCGTAGCTTGCTCTTTAGTTGGTAGCCCTGCCGATGTCCCATTATCATTTAACGGAGGCCGGTAAGGGTATTTTATTTTTAGGTTTAATTTTTTACGCATATTAATTATTTGGTGACACTATAGCCCTTTTACTTCCGTACTCAACTGAATTTAGCTGATACCATTGCTCAGCATCCATTACTGAATACCAGCCCATTTTGTGGTACTTATCTTTTTTAAATAAAACCACCTGATCCGATTGTGAAGCATTAGCCTTTTCCTGAGCTGATGCCATAGCACTAGCTAGTAGCTTGGCATACTTTTCACGCAATTCTACCCGCTCAACTAGTTTATGAGCATTACGCGTAGTAAATTCCTTGCCATAGCCAAGCGCAACAGAGGCGCAGGTAACACCATAATAAACTATTTCTCCCTCATTAGTCTCTAATGCTACCGTCTTAACTAAGCCTGTTTTACCACAGCAGTCACAATCATTTACGTTATCAACTATGCCTTTGTATCTCATATATCCTACCTCGTCATTAAACAGATTATACCTACAATGCCGCTAACTAACGGCGATACTATGCTCAAGATGCGGTCTAGTGGGTCCATATCACTACTCCCAAGTGTAGCAAGATAAGCCATCCGCAAGATTTTCCGGTGTTGGCGGATGATACCGTTGCACGTCATACCCTGCTTCGTCATTGCATTGTCGGTATTCTAGAATCGACCCGTCCTGAGCCATCAAATAACCCAAAATGCCCCTCTTAGCATTTTCGATTGTCTCAGACTGAATCTTTGCGGCATCAAGTTTAGTGCCTAACTTTACTAGCGATTGATTGATTTTCTTTAACTCTTTTTTGCTCATATATTTTCCCAATTAATCAGTAGCACCATACCACCGATCTAGTAGTAGCTAGCTGCCTAGCTACTCATTAGATCGTTAATTTATTGCTTTACGCTTATCAGAATCCTTAAATTCCTTATAGCCATACCGCATAGCAATAGTAGCTAATCCGTAACGGCTTGGCCGACCATAGTGTTTAGTGGCAGTGAAATACCAACACAATCTGTTTGGATTCCATCTAAACCCGTTAGCTTTTAAGAGCTCTCTGTAGGGCTTAGTGTCACCTGTTACCCATAACCAAGTACCTATAAGAGCTACATTGACACCAGGAAGCCTGGCACCAACGATAAAAGCTATTTTGTCGATAACTGACTGCTCTAGATTTTCATCATAGCTATATCGATGATCCTTACCTGATTCACCTTTACTAGTACTACCATGCAGTCTCTTTAAGGCTTCATGGTATTGATCGTTAATGGCTTGCATAGTAGCAGTATCACCGCCTAGATCTGGATGGTGGCTAAATGCTAATCGCTTATAATGACTTTTTACATGCTCAACACTAAATAGATCATCGAAATATCTCATATATTCCCTCATTATTCTCGCCTTATTGCGATTATCGGGTACCCCATTGGATACCCTGTAATCACACTAAGCTATTAGTAAATACCGTCCAAGTCGGTGTCCGGATAATATTGTGACCAATAAACATCCTCCATCTCAGCTTCACTACCCTCTAGTGCATGAGATTCTTCCCACAACTCTTCTAAGTAGTCATACGGTAGCGAGATAACGTCTCCGTTAGGCTCTATAAGCTCATAATCATCAATCTTACCGCTAATCACGATATCCGCTATAATTTCGTCGACACAGTAAGAGTCATAATCATATTCTTTAACAGTGACGCCTTTATCATTTTTTAGTATCCAGTTGCTCATATATTCCCTCATTATTCTCGCAGTATTGCGATTATCGGGTACTCCGGAGAGTACCCTGTAATCACACTAGTCAAGCTGCCTCAATTGCCGTAAAGCAGCTACTTCTGGTGTTATAAAACCTGCTATAGCCGCTTCGTAGCTATCTGCCTGCCGTACTATTAGCGGTAAAGTAGGTTCGTGATAATCTGGAGTAAGTAGGTCTTCAACAAACCACTGTATTTTTTTGTCTCGTGTAAATACTGCGTAAACAAAATAGTTGTCGCCTAGTCGTATGTACTCGCTAACTCGCTGTCCTGGTTTTGCATTAGTTGTGTCAAATATTCTCATATATTCCTTACTAAATTTGGGATTATTCCCAATTACAATGCTACTATCTCAAAGTTAAGGGTATCGGCGATACGATTATTATACCGTATCCAATACGCTTCAAGCGTCTCAGCTGCATCAATATCCGACTCTGCTATACCACGATATACAGTCACGCCATTGATCCGTATCTCGTACTCAGTACCCTCTGTGATTTCTTCTGGTTTCATACATTCCTTGCTAAATTTGGGATTATTCCCAACCACAGTACAATCATAGACTATATGATGCTTTACTGTCCACAGGAGATTCGGTATTTGCAAAAAAAAGATTAAGATTATTTTTGTGGGTACGAGATATCAGCTAGTTAGCTATGGGGTATTGCAAGATAGGTAAACAGTAGTTACTCTGATATTGTGCTGGCTAATATGAACCAATTGCCGAAGCTCAACGGTAGGATCAAGGTAGGTCATTATCATGCTATTCCCCAAGCGAGAGCTAATTTGTACCAAGCGATACGCAAACGGCTAGGATTAAATAGGATGCAGCTGGCTAAGGTGCTCAAGCTCAAATATGAGGCGTTACGGTACAGAGAGCGCACAAAACGTACCTATCATCCTTGTGAGATTGTAGTGCTATACCAGTTGAGCGGAATGACAAGCGATGAGTTTATGCAGTTACTTAATGATATCGCGTAGTTATATATCAATGACCTATAACTAGACTTATCGGTCATTATATATTTTAGGTATGGTTTGTAATTTTGGCTAGTAAATTCAAGGGTATAGCTGGAATTGTGGCTGTAATTCTCAAAATCGAGGCTAATTTGAAAATCGCTGGGGTACCGGTTAAGTGTATACCCAACCTCCCATATAAAATTCCGTTCCAAGTATCTCAAACATCATTCTACTAATAGGGCATAAAAAGTATGAGCGAGGACGATTTGAAACGAGGCGAAGATATTGGGGCTGAGGCTATTATAAAAATTCCCGAAGTTGAGGTGTTGCCGCCTGTAATGCGGGAGATTCCCCAAACTAGGGAGCATCAAAGGGATGAGCAGTTAGCTTTACAGATACGCGATTTAGGGCGTCTAGGGCTGTCTAAGAGCAGCGCAGCACTAGCGGCTAGAATTACCCCTTACTTGCTGGATAAGTATTATTCTGAGGCGTTCCTAGAGGGCCAGAGTCAGATGCAGAAGGGGCTAGCTACGGTGGCTATAGAAGAGGCTATGAACGGAAATACTCCTATCCTACTTCACCTGCTAAAGACTAAACTAGGCTGGTCAGAGCAGCAGACGCTAGAGATTACTGGTGAGATTAGGAGTGTGGTAAGTGCCAAGCCGATGTCGAAAGAGGAGTTCGTCCAAAGGTATCTTACCCAAGAATCAGAGGATTGAGTATTATCGTTGCCCTAATTGTGGCTTACCAAGCTGTATAGTTACTGATAATGTTTTTGTAACTTGTGGTATAAGTCGTTGTGGTAAGTCGTTTAGGTTAATTGACCATAGGGTTAGTGAGGAGGATTACGAGAAGATATGGGGGTTGAGTAAGCGTACGGCAACGTAGTTTATGTGATAAAACGCTAAGGATGGCGCAGACGTCCATCTCGCTGATGACGAAGCTCGTGTTAGCTGTTGCTGCAATATCAATGTACTTAGAGAACTCAGACGAAGCTGAAGCGTTGCCACTTTTAAAGGATAATTATGGGGGTTGAGCACAGTTTCAAAGACGAGGACAAGCCAGAAGTAATGCGTTGTCCTAAGTGTGAGCATTTAAGTACGGAAAAGTTTGGTGTAGATATGCCTTACACTAGCTTTTTTCCTGGCTTATCGGATGAGTATTTTGTGTGTAAAAATCCTAAGTGTAACGTAGAGAGAATTTATGCGCATAATGCTATAACTTTGCGCAAATGAGTGAATATATGAAATATCAAAAAGACCCTGAAAAATTAGCAAAAGAATGGGCTTATAAGCGCACTCAAATTACGAGTATTAACGATACTTTTGAGACTATAGCGCGAGAAGCTTGGTTGGCTGGTAATGCTGTAAGCAATCAAGAATGGTATCATATAGAAGACTTTTTACCTGACATTAATGTTCAGGTATTAGTTTATGGGAGGAGTAAGAGTAAGCTTGCATGGAACGTGCAACCAGCAAGGTTAAAAAAGAATTGGCTCACTAAAGCGGATCCTTTTACTGCGGAGTTTTATTGGGAAGGGTACGAGATTATTGATCATGGCGGCTGTGTTGACGAGATTGACAATGTAAGTTTTTGGATGCCTATGCCTGCTGCTCCTGGTGTTAAATGTCGGAAAACTTAGACGTAAATGTAGTATGGGCTCCGCAGCCTGGGTCTCAGGAGGCGTTAATACACTGCCCTATTACACTTATTGGATTTGGAGGTGCGCGAGGTGGAGGTAAGACTGACGGAGTTTTAGGCAAGTTTGCAATTAAGCAGGAACAGTTAGGGGCTGACTTTAATGCTATCTTTTTTCGTAAAGAACTTCCTCAAGCTGATGACCTTATTGAACGTGCCAAACAGATATATCTCCCACTTAAAGCGCATTACCAAGACCAAAAAAAGCAGTTTACCTTCCTATCGGGTGGTCGCTTACGTTTTAGACCTTTAGCTAATGATGCTGATGCTGAAAAGTATCAAGGCCAGAACCTCTCAGATTGCGCTATAGAAGAGGCGGGTAACTATGCTGACCCTTCTCCTATCTGGAAGTTATTCGGAGCACTACGAGGCAAGGGAGGCGGTCAGGTTATCCTTACGTTCAATCCTGGTGGCGTAGGTCATTCCTGGCTAAAGGCTTTGTTTATTAAGCCAGCACCAAAGGGAATGAAGTTACTTAAAAAGGAGCTGCCCAACGGCTCTAGTTTCGACTACATTTACATACCAAGCAGGGTAACGGACAATCAAATCTTGTTGGCTCGTGACCCTGATTATATTAACCGCTTGCACATGGTAGGTAGTCCAGAGCTTGTGCGAGCTTGGCTAGAAGGAGACTTTGAAATCCATGAAGGAAGTTACTTTCCTGAGTTTAGCTCTAAACATATCGTTGCTCCTTTCAATGTACCTAAACATTGGCCCCGTTATATGGGTTATGATTGGGGCTATCACTCTCCTTTTGCTGCTGTCTGGGGTGCTGTTAGTAGTGGACGTACTGACGATGGTAAGGAAGTACCATATCCTAAAGGGTCAATTATCATATATCGAGAATTATGGGGCAAAGGAGTTGATAACGTCACTCAAGCCGAACGAATCGCAGCATTATCAGTAGGCGAAAATCCTATTTGCGCTGCTGACCCTAGCATATTTAATAATCAGGGCGGCCCTACCATAAACGACCAGTTCAATACTGTGTTTGCCAAGTATAAGCATCCATCCTTTAGACAAGCCGATAATGATAGGCAATCTGGCTGGGCACAAATCAGGCAAAGGCTAGTAGCTAATCCACCGCTTATCTACTTTTTTGCCACTTGCCCATACTTGCTAGAGACCTTACCATCAATGTCAATAGACAAACGTAATCCAGAGGACTTAGACACAGCAGGTAATGACCATGCTGTAGACGCGTTACGTTACCTCTGCAAAACTCGTTTGATTGATTCTAAGTGGGAAGAGCCAGAACAAGTATTAAACAAGGGCATGGTAAAATTACAAAGTTATATTGCTAAAATACGGGCTAGACACAAAAGACCTCAGATATGAAACAAAAAACTATCCGGCCCCTAGTTAAAAAGTATTCGCCCCGCTGGTGGAAGTCTCAAATTACCCAGGCCGATAGACGTTATGAAAAGTTCATCAAATCCGCCGATGAGTCAATTAAAGTATTTAACGGCGTTAAAGAGATAGAAACTTTAAAAGATGCTCCCCGTCGCTTAAACGTATGGTGGTACTGTGTAAATACTTTATTGCCGGCTTACTACAGCTCAACTCCCAAGGCTGAGGTAAACTTACGTAAACGTGCAGGGGGGCTTCCTTATGAGCTTGGTAGCGTCATTCTTGAGCGAAATACTCAATATTCAATGGATTGTCACTTTAGTTTTGATAAGGTGGGCTATAACGCAGCTTTACAATTCTTACTAACAGGCCAAGCTGTTCTTTGGGCTAGGTACGCTCCAAAGTTTGAGAAAGTATTTCAAGAGATTGCAGTAATTCGTGACCCTAGCGGCGTTCTAATACAAGGGGATGGTACACCGTATGAAGGCGATACTGAGGACTTTAGCGAGGCTACTAACGGCATACTGGTATCTTCCGTCGAAGTGGAACAGAAGGTTAGCGAAAAGGCCATCCTTGAGGTTGTTCAGTTCTCAGACTACCGCTGCTCAGACGCAAGAAACGAAGCAGAAATCGAATGGCAAGCTAGACGCGCCTTTTTGGGCAGGGAAGAAGCAACGGATTTATTTGGCGAAGAAAAAGCGGACAAACTAAACTACGATAGCATTCCAGAAGTAAACAAAAGAGATGCTAGTCGCCAAGACGAAAAGTTTGAGGGGAAGGCAGAAATCTGGGAAATCTGGTGCGAAGCTACTAACAAAGTGTACTGGATTCAAACAGCTAACGAAGATGTTCTAATTGAAGAGACAGAGCCGCCTATCAAGTTTGAGGGCTTTTATCCTTGTTCTGTTATCAGACAAACTCAAGACCCTAATAGCGTCATCCCTGTATCAGATTACTCTCATGTTAAGGACCAAATTCTTGAGGTTGAGCGTCTTACCACTCGTATTCATGCTCTTACTCAAGCAGTACGACCTAACTTTCTTTATGACGCTGCTATGGGCGATTACCTTGAGCAGTTGTTTCAAGACGACCTTAAAGGTATCGGCGTTACCGGCTGGACCGCCAATAAGGGGCGTGGTGGCCTACAGGGAGGCATGGAGTTTTTGCCAGTTGAGCAGTTTGTAAACGTGCTTAATACACTACAGCAGAACCGCCAGGCGGCCCTACAGCAGCTTTATGAAACCTTAAAGGTATCAGACCTACTACGAGGTACATCAGAGCAATACAAGTCAGCTACGGCCAATAGGCTTGAAAGTGCTTGGTCATCCCTTGGCCTAATCGTACGTCAGAACATGTTTTGCAAGTTTATTTCTGATGCAATTATGCATCTTGGCACGATTATTGCGGAACAGTTTGATGAGGAAACTATTCTTGATGTTGGCGATGCTGATAGGTTAATAAGCGAAACCTTACCAACGCCACAACCTCAAATGCCTCCGGCTCAACCAGAAATTCCATTACCTGGTGAGCCTATAGAAGAACCGGAAGGAATGCCGGAAGCGCCAGAAGGCATGGAAGCGCAAATGCCTGGTAATCCAGAAGCAGAAATTGAGCGTATAGAAGCTGAAATAATTAGTATTTTAAGAGATAGCAAAGAACGTAATTATCGCATTCAAATAGCCTCCGATTCTATGGTAGCTATTGACCAACAACAGCAACAGCAAGAAGGTACGGTGTTACTTCAAGCTGCTGGTGGATTCTTTGACCAAATGCGAGGGTTAGTAGAGCAATACCCGCCTTTAGCTCAGTTTAGCTTGGCTTTATTTCAAAACTTTATTAAACGCTTTAAGGGCGGAAAAGAAGTTGATGGCCTATTTAGTAAAGCATTCAAAGAAATTGAAGCTATTGCCAAAGCTAAAGAGGAAGCAGCTAAACAACCGCCACCGCCAGACCCTAAGACGCTTGAAATACAGGGCAGGATGCAAATTGCTCAGGTTGAGTCGCAAGCTAGGCTGCAAGCTACTCAAATGGAGATGCAGGACAAAGCAGTTAAGAATCAGTTGGCCTACCAAGACCAACAACTTAAAATGCAGCGCGACCAACTCGAATCCCAGCTTCGCGTTCAAGAGCAGCAATTCAAAGAGTACATGGAGCAGCAGCGCCTTGCTATTGACCAACAGGAGGTTCAAGTTAAAGCGCAGGCCGTTCAGGTTGATATGCTTAAAGTGCAGTCCTCTGCTCAAACTGAGGCTGATAAAAACCTTATTAAGCAAGAAACTCAACAAATGGCGCATATCCTTGAAATACAACGTTTAGAGCTTGAGAACATGCGGATTAAGCTATCTGAGTCAGAAAAGCTTATGGAAGAGCGCAGGCTTGCTTCTGAACAGGCATTAGAGCGAGTTAGGCTGCAAATGGAGCAGGTTAATACTCCTAAGCTAATGAGCATGGGCGGTATGACTGGCCGAAAAAAGTCCGGCAAAATAATCACTGATGATAACGGTAATCCAACAGCGATTGAAATTACCGAACAACCAGAAGTGAAAGTACAACGTATAACCTTAGATGAAGAAGGCAATCCTAGCGGGATTGAGTTAGAATAATGGCAAATGCAATTTATCCAAAAGCAAAAGAGAAGTTTCTTGATGCTCTAATTGATATTCCAACTGATACTATTAAGATAGCTTTGATAGATACTGGAACATACACTTATAACTCAGCTGATGAGTTTTGGAGCTCTGCCAGCTCTGCAATCGTAGGTACAGCGGTAACATTAGCTTCTAAGACTATCACTAGCGGCGTATTTGATGCGGCGGATGTTACCTTTACTTCGGTATCAGGAGTAAGCGTAGAGGCTCTCATCATATACAAAGATACAGGGTCAGCAGCTACATCACCTCTTATTATGTATATCGACGTAGCAGCAAGCGGCTTACCTGTAACGCCAAACGGCAATAACATTGATGTTCAATTTAATGCTTCTGGAATCTTTGCATTATGAGAGTAGAAATTGTTGGTGGAACACTTAACTATATTTCAACAGGAACCGATTGGACGGCACAAGTAACAGCTAGTGATACAGCTATTAGCATTATGTTTGCTAGCAATCTTGGCACAATGGAAATGGCCTCTGGTATCAATTACGACAATCTGGCCGCATTTATTGGGCAGGTGAAAGACGATTGCATAGCTCGTGGGATTAACTGGAGCGGAAACTAAATGGCAGCAATAACCGACTTATCAGACCTGATTAACCGATTCACTGGCGGTAACAGCGGGACTCCTGAAAATATATTTGTTTATAAAGCTCCAAGAATTAACGGAACTGCGGTAGGGGCTACTAATGCTGCTGTTGCTGGTAAGTATGTATCATTGTGGCAATACGATGGAACGCATGGTAACGGGTCAGCTCCTGGGGCAGTAGCGGTGCCAACGAATAGCACCAATGGTGCGCTGCCTATTACCAATCCTGGTGGTTCAAGAGAAAAATGGTTAACTCAAGTTTCTGGCGCTAGTAGTGCTGCGGGCGTTTTATTACTTTATGATAGGCTGCTTCATATAAGCGGATTGAGCGGAACATCTACAGCTGACCAGACAGTACAAGGCGCAAGTCCCAGTGTAGTTCTTACGCGCAATACTGGAGGCGTTGGAAATATCGTTTTTTACGAAGTGTATACTCAAATTGGAGCAACTGCGACAACGATTACAATGACATACACTAATAGCGCAGGCACAGGAAGCCGCACGTCTACGCAAACGATTGGAGGTACTGGATTTAGAAATGCTCAGTCAGGCTACATAATTCCATTAGCCGCTGGAGATAAGGGAGTTCAAGCAGTTGAAAAAGTAAAGCTTACTGCAACTACAGGAACAGCCGGAGACTTTGGAATAACTATTGCAAAGCCAATAGCATATATTCCTATTGGAACTGTCGGAGTAATGGGATTTAGGGATTTTAGCACTGGTTTGCCAGGGATACCTAAAATAGATACAGATGCTTGTTTAGCGTTTTTGTTTTTATCAAACTCAACAACTGCACCGGAGCTAACTTACGGTTTAAGTTTTGTAGAAAAATAACATGGCTCTTAGTAACTACAGTGCTTTTTACAATGCCTTGCAGGAGCAAAACTCTGTTAATGCAATAATAACAGGAGGTACTGGTGCAAACACACGATTGCATGATTTATACAGAGGAATCATAGATCCAACTACGGGCGCTATTCCTGCAATACCATCAACAGCAGTTGCATTAAGCAAATCTAATACTACAGCACTTAACTATTATTTACCGAACTACTCCCCTGAGTTGCCTTATATTGTAGGTGCAAGATCGAGCACTCAAGGCGTAATTGGTTATTATTTAGTTATAGATAGGTTGTCGCATCAAGGTGGTCTTGATGGAAATAGTGCTTTAACTCAAACTACCAATCTTCCAACTGCTGCTTTAACACGATTTACAAGCGGTGTTGGCGTAATGATAGGATTAACAATTTATACAGCAGTTGGTACCGCAGGAAGCACTGTTACAGCCTCGTATACTAATCAGGCAGGAACATCAGGCCGAACTACAGTTGCTCAAGTATTTGGAACAAGTGCAAATAATACGACAGGAAGAATGTTAATACTTCCTCTTGCCGCTGGAGATACTGGAGCAAGGTCTGTAGAAAGCGTTACTTTAGCATTAGCCACCGGAGCGTCAGGAAACTTTGGCGTAACACTATTCAAAATATTAGGGGCAATAGCTTTAGATACTACAAATAATAGTTTTACAAATGACATGATTACTGGAGGATTGCTTGGCGGCATCCCTGAATTGCAAGATACAAGTCATATTAGTTTATTAGGGGCATTTAGCAATACAACTAGCTCAGGTAACGCAACTCTCTTAATAGCAGAGGGGTAAATGGCAACTAGGAGGTTTTTTGACGGGGCGCAAATTGAAATTGGCTCTTTGCCGATTGAAGGCGCTGCCGTTCAAACTATTATCCTCAACCGCTTAGAATCTACTGCTCAAACATTTAATCCCACCGTAATTAGGCAAGCATCGAGTGTAATAACTCTTAATAGACTTGAATAAGCAGC